GGGTCCAGCTCGTGAGCCATGCGGAAAGACTCTAGATCACTAGAATACGTGCTGTACTCGGAAGTGGTCAGCTCGTCAATATTTTCGTCATAAGCACTAGCTGTCTTAGCTTTTCTGTCTTCACGCTCAACTATTGTACGCGCCCAGCTCCACGCAGGGTCGCCGCCCCAAAGAGCCCAAGCAATTTTTCCGTTTGACGGATAGCCATCTTCTCCGCGGTCCCAGCCTTTACCCTTCTTGTCAACTTCGTGACGAGGGAAATACTTTGCAATGTGGCGAACCTTCTGGATACCAATCTGTCCACCCTTAGCTAGGGTGCGAGCAGTGTTCATGCCAACAGGGGTGCCACCACGTCCGTGCTCTTTACGCCATTCAAGAGCTTTCTTTGCCTCTCGCTGTACGCTACCTGGAATTGTGTAAAGTCTTGACTTGCGTTCTCCGCCTGCAGTTAGAGGCTTTTTAAAATACCCGACGGCTGCGTTAGCCAAAGCAATAGCGTCGTCTGATGCGTCTAGCTGAGAAACCTCCCACTTCTCTGCAGACGAAAGATTTTCGTGAGCGTCAACAGCCTGAACAATATTCAGGTCAGTGTCGATTACAACACCACGTTCTCCGTCCGAGAATAGGGACAGATTACCTTTAGTTCCCGCTAGGGTTAGCACTTAGTTCTCCTGCTTAGAGTCTTCTAGAACAACTTCTAGTTGGCTGGCATATTTTTCAAGCATAGGGGTGTCAATTTTCTCCCCTTTGTCCCAAGCCTGAACTAGTTGATGCTCCCATGCATTTTTATCTGCAGGATCTGCATCAATAATCGGTTCCTTTTCCCAATCGACTTTCCAAACATCATACTTTTCCGAGTTTAGATACTTATCAACTACTGGGTCTTGGCGAGTAACCATGTCCCATTCGGAGTTCCGTCTAATGCCTGTTCCGATTAGGTTAAAAGTGAAAATGGCATCGACTTCGTCTGTACCCTTATTCACGTAAACGTAAATAGATACAGGCTCACTGTCTACATACTTTGAATCTTCAGCCATATTTTTCCTAATCAGTGTCTAGATAGGTGGAGCCAGGTACTATTTTACCATAGTGCTCCATTTATCTAGTCTTTTAGCTCCTTTATGAGCCTTTGTCCGTAGTAATTCCTTAAAGTTGGCACTACTACAACCAGCTCGGCAACTTCCTCGAGAGATAGCGAGTCTAGATCTAGGCGCTCTTCAATGGGACCATCTTCAGTGTCAATGGTGATATTGACAACGTTTGAGTTGTTCTCTTGATCTTCCATAAGTATTCCTATCTTATCCGAGATCTACACTATCAATGATGTCAAATGACTTCAAAAAGTCTAAGAACGCGGGGGCAGCTTCACCTGTCATTACCCACTTGGCAAATGAGTCAGCAAAGTGTTCATCTTTAGACTTTTTGCCGTAGCTAGTAATAAAATCTTTCGCGGCTTCGCTGTAGTTGTCACCTAGTCGAGATCCTCCCCCGCTGAGCCTAGCTAGCTTATTTCCAATAGTGTGACCAAACTCATGTACAAAGGTGTGAACCTCTGCGTCACCAAAGTCACCAGCTGGCTTGGAGCCAGAAGCCAAGCTTCCATGGTTGATCAAGATTGCAGTGTCCCATTTGCCAGGTTCTCCAGCTCGGGGGGAAGAAATGTTTACGCCAAGAACACCCGCTGTATTGCTCCAAGTTCGTCCAATGGAGTTGTATAGGGCCTGGAAGGTAGAGGGACTATCTACAATTCTGATGTAGTGGCCTTCGTCACTGCCATCTACGAGGGACTTCAACTGAGGGTTACTGTTTATAAACTTGTCTACGCCTTCAACTGCTGACATATACTTCTCGAGGTCAGAGTCACTTACTGCTAGCTCTATAGTGTTATTGCTTTTATTGCGTTTGATGTCGACTCTAAGGTCTTGAACTCCGCCCTCTCCCTTTCGGAAAATAGCAGCTTCTTGAAGAATATTGTCAATCATCTTTTCTTTGGTCATGCCAAAGAATCCACGCTGCTTGGAGTGCTTAAGTTCTAGGAGTGTCCTAATCTCGGAATCAGTCAAGTCTGGGTATTCGGAACGAGCTTGCTCTACAAGCTTTGCTAGTTCACCAGAAGTAAAGAATGACTTTGCATTAAAGGAAGAAGCATCATAAGTCCATGTATCGCCTAGTTTGTTAGACAATCCAGACGCCATCTCATCGATTTCTCTCTGCACTAGATCATTGAGTGCGAGCTGCTGTTCGGCGTTACGCTTCGAATTAGCAGGAACATTGAAGTCAAGGCCAACAGTCTTTGGACGCTCCACGCTGTCTGGGTCAGTTTCAAAAACTATAGAGTCCAGGTCAAAATCAGGATCTGATTCGGCCACGTCTGCTTCAACTGTTCTGGTCTTCTGAGGAACAGTGTCAGCGTTGCTTGTCACAATTTTAGGACCGCGCTCTTCCCCAGCTGCAATTGCAACCTTGCGAAGCTCGCCTTCTTTATTCATGTAAAGAACTCCATAGCCCTTCTTGTCGTCCTTACCGACAATTGGTACGGACTCGATAATTACACCAAGGTTAGATCCGTCTTTACCGTAAAGGTTGTCGCCAGGGACTACATCATCAATAGGTCCAACTTTGTCAGGAACAGTGTTCTGTCCAGGAAATCTGAGCGTAGTTGGGTTGTATAGCATTCCTCGCTCTTCGCGGAGCTGTCTTCCTGAAACACGGCCCTTAAATTCTGTCAGCTCAGTGTTTTGATCCTTTAGAATCCTAAGGTTTGTTGTTGGAATAGAAGACCTGTTTCCATTCGCATCTGTGATAGTTACGTAGTCTCCGTATCCAAAGTTGTCATCGCTCTGTACAGGATTTGCGAAGTTACTTCTCTGACGAGCTGAAACTCTAACAATTGACTTCTCGCCAATGTTGTTCTCGTATTCGACAACATCTCCAACTTCTACAGGGGTAACCTTGTCAGTTGAAGAGTAAGGAATTACCCTAGCGTTTTCATCTGCAAACATTGTCTTACGGTAGAAGTTAGACGCGGAGGTTACTAGAGCTCCAAAGCTTCTCTTGTCCTCTCCTGGGAACTTTTCTGCAAACTGCCCCCTCAGGGTGGCCATTACAATATCGTGACTTTCTTGGTCGGCAGGGACTCGACCAAACACCGCCCTAAGTCTTTCTCCTACAGCGTCTAAGTCATTTTCCTTATAGCCATCAAAGACGCCCTTAACCTCTTTGTTAAGCAGAGTTCCGTCGCTGTAGTTGATTCTTTCGGCGTAGCCGTTTGCGTAGTACTTAGTGGTGTCCTCGATACTCTTGGTTCTGCCCTGAAGCGTGAAGTAGTGAGCACGCTCTTTCGGATCATTAGCGTGAACATCAGTAATAAAGTTTTTGTTGTAGGTACGAGACTCCTTGCCAGTAAGAATGTCAGCAAGCATCTGAGGACTGTTTGTCTTACCAAACAGAGAAGTCATAGAGTCGCGACCGTCGTAGTGAAGAACAGTCTCCTCTTCGCCAGTATTTAGGTCCTTGAACTTAAACATGTAACCGATCTTCTTGTCTCCAAGAATTGCGGCCTTTATTTCCCATTGCAGTCTCTTGCCATTTTCTCTAGAGACCTCTCGCATAAGAACAAGGTGGCCGTTCTCGTCGAACTTAGAATTCTTGTAGGCATTAGCAAGGAAGTTCATCATCGCGTTAGGGTCTTTGGGGTTATAAGCCTTGCCCTTTGAGTTGTACTCAACTTTTGCTTCGCCGTCAGGGCCAATCAAGTTTTCAAGGTTAGAGTTGCGAAGCTCTTTTAATTCTTCTTCGCTGAATCGCTGCTGCTTAATGAGCTGACCATTGTCCATCTTGCGTCGAGCTGCTGCAGGTTCGACAGGAGCTTTAGTTTCTGGCTCAGGAGTTGGCTCTGGCTCTGGGCGCTCGTCTACTGGCTTGCGAGGTGCCTTTGGCTTCTCTGGCTTTTCAGATGCTGGACGCTTTGGAGCATCTTCTGCCTTTCGCACTCTGCTAACTCCAGCATTTCCAGGGAATCTTCCAGCCTTAGCAATTCGACCGTTGTCGTCGACGTAAAGCTCTACTTCACCCTGATCGCCAACTGGCTTAACTTCTGCAACTCGCTTGTTGCCCTGCTTACCAAGAGAAATTACGTCACCTGGCTTCAAGTCAGTTAGCGGGACTTCTTCAGGCTTGCTCTGAGCTTCGCTAATTATTGAATCTAGATCTGGCTCTCCACCATAAAAACCTTCTGCCATTGCGTCATGGATTAGGGCTTCTTCAAAAGGTCCGTCAAGTTCAGCTGGATCTTCACCGTCCCTAGCCGTGTCCTCAGGAGCTTCATCCAAAAGGTCAGCAACATCTTCGCCCTCGACAGCCTCCATTCCTGGAGGTAGCTTTGCTAGAGGCTCTTGGTCGCGCTCTGCGCGGAAGTCTTTGTCCTCTTTGTCATTGAGGCCACCATCAGCCAACTCGATATCTAGATCGTCAGCTTCCTGAGGATTCATGTCCGCAACGTCTTGTGGCTGCTCGGCCATACTCTTAGGTAATGTGTGCTGAAGGTCTGGGTCAATGCCCTTCTTGCGTAGGAAATCTTTATTTAGCTTGATGCCAGTGTCAAGCTCGCCGTTCTTAGGGTCTACCTCAAGGACGGTGTTTTTCTTTAGCCCCAGGTCGGGAGCATCCTGTGTAAGGAGGGCCCTAATCTTGTTTTTCTCGCCCTTTTTAGTTGCAGTTCCACCAATTGCTTTTAGCTTATATTTTTTTGCAACTCCGTTTAAACCTCGAATAGCTGCAAGAAGTGCAGCACCAGTTGGGACCCAGCGGCCCTTTTTGTCGCGGGGCTGAAGCTTCACTCGAGCTCGGCGGGCAGCAGAAGAATTGCCGTCAGCAATCAAGGTTTTGAGGTCAGACATTAATTTCCTCTTTAGTATATTAAAACTACTAAAATTTTACCCTATTAAGGTAGTTGTTAGTTAGAGAGCAGCGAGTTGATTAGGCTCATGGTGTCTTTAGAGACAGCCCCGCTAGAAACTAAAGCCTTTACTCGACTACTAGCGTGTATGGATTCGATTGAATCACTAGACGCTGTAAGTGACGCAATGACTGCATCTCGAGAGGATTCGTCCAGTTCTGGTGCACCTGCAATCCACTCAATCTGAGAGGCTGTGGACGCAATAATTGCCGTAGCTGGATGACCTGTGTTGAGTAGATCGTTGTGCTCGGAAACTTCTTCTAGAGCGTCTGTCTGGTTTAGAGTCGAGTACTCTAGGAAAGAGTGAAGCTCCCACAATATGGCATCGGAAAGTTCGGCACTCGAGCAGCTGTCAGCATATGCATCGTAAGATCTAGAAGCAACCTCGGCTGCGGCAGACAGCCCAACCTGACGTGACCCTCCAACCTTAGAGTTATAGAGAGAAAGAACTTCTTCGATTTCATCTGAAGTCAAAACTGACTGAAGCTTTTCAAGTGATTGGGCGGCCTTTAGTGGAACACAGTTTGGCACCATGTCTCCGCCTTTGCCCTTTTTCATGCCAACTTGGACATACCCTTCCCAGCAAGGGTCACCAGGGTTCTTCTCCAAGGCAGCTTCGTCTTCGTGCTCGGAGTCCTTCATGAGAGTTCCGTCTGGCATGTAGTGATAGCCTTCAGGAGCTTCTTTTTTGCCAGCTTCTAGATTTTCTGCAGGCGCAGCGTGACCACCAGAAGCATTAATTACTTTGTCTAGGTACTCAGACACTATCGAACTCCTAGGAATGCCTTAATCTGCCATCTCCACTTTTTGTGCATATCTTCGCGCTGAGCGAGGAAGTCCATGAGACCGAACTCGCGGCACTTTTCTGCAATCTCTCCTGCTTCATGCAAGCAAGCAATCATCGTGTCGTTGACGCGAAGTGCTGACTGAAGCATGAACTGAACGGAAGAACCGTCGTGGCGCTCTTCTTTGATGCAGGAAAGCTCTAGGTAGTCTTGTAGTAGGTAAGGCGCTGGGTAGCCAACCTTAAGAATATTTTCAGCAAGGTCGTCAACTGAGCCTTCGACGTCTTCGTACAGCATTCCGAAGAACTCGTGATACTCACCGAAGTCTGGGCCAAGTACGTTCCAGTGATATCCCTGAAAGATAAATCTGGTCGTGACGGTGTCAGCTAATAGGTGCGCTAGCTTTTCGCCTAGTTCTGGGTTTGGGTGGTGCATTTTATGCCTCTGGTTCTGCTAGTGGTGGAGTAGCTTCAGCAGGAGAGATTGGAGCTTGCTGCTCTTGCTCTCCCTCGGCGGGTTGATCTGTTGCTGCAGGCTCTCCTTGCAACAGTTCGTCTATTTCTGGTGGTATTCCAGCTCCGCTCTCTTCCATTGCCTGCTCTCGTACTTCTCCCATTACCTCAGGGGCTACAGACCTGAGAAGTGCTTCAGTGAGCTCTGGTGTAACCATGCCCTTTTGCATGACCATACGAAGTACATACTCCTTGGGGTCTGGAGCATCTGCTTCTGAGAATCCGTGAGCACGACGCCATGCATCGTAAGAGACGGCAAGCTTGTCGAATCCCATGTCTGCATCTGCAGCGCGGTCATTGCGAGTAGCAACCAGAGATGGGTCGTACCAAATGCAGACCTTTGCTACCTCATCTTCTGGGTACCCGTTGGCAATTAGGAATGGACGCAGGTAGACAACAGTCAGCGCGTCAACTATGAGCAGCATCAGCGGTTCGATGTGTGCCTTGTAAAGAGCTTCGTCAATTTGCAGCGCGTTCGAATATTTAACATTCGCTAGACCAGTGACTACATCCTTAGGAACGTCAAGTCCCTGCATGATGCGCTCAAGCACACGGTCTGCACGCTGTGCCAAGGCGGGGTCGAAAGAACGCTCAAACTTAAACTGCTTGATGCGGTCGCCAAGCTCTGCAGGTCCACGGATAATAAGTGGTACAACAGCAGATGCAGAATCCTCATCCTTAATCGGAGTGGTCATTGCATCGATTAGCTGGTCTTCAAACTCATCCGCTGCTTCCTCAGCTGTGTAAGTTTCGTTGTAATTGCCATCTTCATCGTAAGGATAATCAGGATCAGGACCAGCGGCAACAGAAAGACCGTCAGGGAGATATAGAGCGCCAGCATTGAGGCGAGAGCGAGCAGTCGCACGGAATGTCCTATTCAAAAGTAGAAGCTCGGCACAAAGATCTAGTAGGCCGCGCAAGCTTGAGTCAGCCTCTTGGGTGTAGCGAGGGTGTGAACGCCAGATGCGTCCAACAAAAGCAGAACGAGGAAGCATGATAGCTTCCTTATTTCCTTGACTCATGATTGACGATGTTCCGCCACCAATATCACGTCGCGGGTTGATGATGTAGTTACCTTTAGAGTCAACCTGCAACTCATCTACAGAACGCATGTCCCAAGTCTCGGGGAGCTGAGAGCCTACCCTCTCTGGGAGCTGTACTAGGTAACACTCGCCAGTGACCTGTAGGTTTAGAGCCGCATCCTTAAGAAGACCTGGCTGCCCGCCGTAAGCAGAGCTTAGACGGTCTAGTGCACGATGCGCAGCAGCTTTCAGACGTCCGTCAATAGAGTCAATGTCTTGGATGGGAGCAGGAGCCTCGCTAGGGTTGTCAATCGCGGCAACGTAAAGTCGGATACGAGAGACAACAGACGCAACTAGGTTGAAAGCGTACTTGATTTCACCAATTGAGTCGTAATACTCCCAAGCTTCGGTCTGCCAAGCGGTAGATGCTGACTGCCGACGAGCTTTAAAGAGCTCTGCTTCAGTCTTGTCGTCTAGTTTTACCTGAGCAGCGGCTGCAGTGAGTGGCCGAGGAGTGTTAAACACCTGTGGTTCAGCATAAACAACTCCAAAAGAGTCAACAGAGACGCCAGGAGCTACTCGAGTGGCAGTTTTAGGTGCTGAAGCACGTACACCCCTACGAGATTCGCTTGGTTTCTCGTTTTCTTTCTTGAAAATAGCCAAAAGTGGCTCCTACCTGTCTTATCGCTCAATCAGAGCTGAAAGTAGCCCGATTACAGCAGAAATAGCCAATACTAATGATACCACAAACGTGAATTGGGGTAAAATCGAGGCTCCAATTACGAAAAGTAGTGAAACCCAGAACCCAGTGCACCAATTACAAGTGATTAGGTACCCGATTTTAGTCATCGGGGAGTATTTTGACCAAATCCAGTTGCGAAAACCATCAGCAATCGCGTCTGTAGTGATCAAATGCGTCATTCTGTATGCTCCAAGAGCCAAAACGACAAAAGTTACTGCTGTTATTTCCATTTAGTCCTCCATAGAAGCTAAAGTTTTGTACGGATTCCATCCGCGCAGTCTAGAACCACAGCCGCAGCCGCGATCTTTCTTAAATGCTAGCATCTTTCCCGACGAAGTGACAACAAAAGAGTCTTCATCAGCCTTTTTCGACGGGATGAACGTCGAATATGCTTCCCGAAAGACGATTTGGGGCCCGTCTGGCCCATCTTTCGCCACCATGATGTGCTCATCAGTAATAATCACCCTTGTAATTTCTAAATATGTGGTCCCCGGAGTGGGTTCAAAACTCCGAAGAGTCGCGACATCGTCAATTTTTCCAGCGGCTATAGCCACCAGATGACAGGGGAACCTGTCTAAAAGTATCTTGGACACTATCTTACCCTAAAAATCCGTCCGCCAGGGCGTGTATTTGGATTTGTGACACCTAATTTTCTATCTGCATAGCTTTTTGCGCGAATTTTCCCGCCCGAAAAACCTGGAGGAGGCTTGATTAGCAGTGCAGTTAGTGCGTGAACTAGTGCATCGACGCGGTCTGGTGATTTTCCTTCGCCTGGAATCCAAGAATACATCTGAGATTCGAGGTCTTGGTGATACCCAACGTGGTGGACGCGCCCCTGTTCGTATGCAAGGACTGTAGGCTCTGCTCGAAGCTGCTTTCCGTACTTGGAATGGACCTCTAGAACCTTGATCGTCGGGTCTATCGAGAGAATAGCGTTTTTAACAAGTGCGCCTCCTTGATTAACTTCGGCAACAACGGGACAACCCCACTTACGAGCCATCTCCACAACTTTACGGGCCCAGGTGTCTGGGGAACCGTGAATTGAAGCGTCTTCAAGAACCCACGCGTTTCTCTTATAGAGGTCATGTTCGGCGCTTGACGCACATACCACAATTCCACACTCATCACGGGGATTTTCAGCAACCGAAGGGTCCACGCCGATAACACGTAGCGGAGTAGAAAGCGGATAAACCGCTTCTCTAGAGGACTCAACCATTTCTTCAGTCCAGAGCGCACCTTCGACATCATCGAGCATCTCTCCATAAAGCTCTTGGCGGGCAAGTGTTGTTCCTTCGTATACTCCCATAATAGTGTCTAGATAAGCCTGCGACAGGTTGCCCGCGTTGTCCATCGTGGAGCCTTTTGTGACAACAACTTTAGACATGCCTGGTCTGTCTGTTCTAGACTCTTCAATAAGTTTGTAAAGCAGCGGAACTCGCTTAGGGGTGGTCGTAACTAAAATCTGAGGGTTTTTACCAAGACGAGTACCAACGCGGAGGTTGTCGAACGCGGTCATACC